GCGTTTACAGCGAGTACGAAGCCAGCTTCTGGGCGAACTACTTTAGTACCGAAGAGGGTATCAGCGGTATAAAGAGTCGACAAGTATTCTTGCTTGTACTGAGTTTGTGAACGAACACCAACTTGCTCTGCGAATACAATAGTATCCGTATGGAACAAGAGAGCAGCTTTAATAGCATCACCAGCGGTGTTAGCTGCAGCGGTCTCAATAACAGGCATATTGCTTGACACATAGATGTCAATGCCATATAACTTGCCGATTTGACCGTTGTTTACGCCACGACCATCAACGAAGTCAGAGCTATTGTAACGGTCAATGCCCATGATTGCGTTGCGGAGTGATGGAGGAATAGCAAACTTACGACCATCCATTGGAACATCAGCGTCGTCCATCAACTGGATGAGCTTGCGGAAACCAGCGTCGGTAAATACATCGGATGTAATAACGGTATCTTCTGCATAAGCAGTCAAACCGGTAGTTGCATCGATGTAGTAGCTGTTACTATGAGTCCAGTCAGAAGCGTCGCCGTCGCCGAAAGACTTACCACCAGCGATGAGAGTGTCGTCAACTTTCTTAGCCAACGCATAACCAGCGTCGTCGGTGTAGAAAGAACGCAAAGAAGACAATGCTTGAACTTCAACGATGTCCTCGATGAAACGGCTGTACTCAAAGTGTTGGTCGATGAGAACTTGTACTTCGCTCTCGGTGTTAGCTTGAATGGTTACTGCAGTGTTAGCTGCTTTAGCCGTTGCTACGCCACGAGTTGGCTTAGGAATATGCAAGGTGTCGCCTTTTTTGCCTTTGAAAGACATTTTACGAACGAGGTTTGCAAGAACTAAGTTTGCCTTGTATGCAGCTACTACTTCGTCACTCCAAATCTCTGGAATAAACTTGTCTGCTGCTGTTTTGTTGACGATAGATGTACTACCGCCGGGGTATGTTACTGCTGCCATGATTAATATCCTTTGTTAATTATTAAGTCTAAAATTACTTAACCCTCCCTTCGGCGTATGCAGCTAGGATGTCATCCTGTAGTGCTTCATAACGACTAGGGTCGGTAAGTTTCAATTTAATTAGGTCTGCTCGACGATATACTTTTCGGCTACTTTCGCCAGCACCACCAACATCAACTGTAGCTGCCTTCATTGCTTGTTCTTGAGCTTTGTTTTCTACTGCTGCAGTTTGAGTCGTTTGAGTCTGCTGTTTGATTTGTTTAAGTTCTTTGTAAGTACTTAACAACTCATCAGCGGCATCAAAGTCAAATTCTGCATCAGCTTTAGCAAACAAGTTCAGTCGAATCTTAGAAGATTTAACCCAATCTTGGAATCCAGTATCTTGTGCGATAGTGGTAAAATCAGGATGTTTAGCCGACAGTTGTTGTGCCGTCTTCATCTTCTTCATTTCTAATGCTGCTTGTCTAGCTTCAATTACAGCAGGATGCTTTTCTACTTGTCTGTTGACAGCCTGTTTAGGGTCTACAAAAAAGTCTTCTTCAAGCGATTCTTCAATAGGCGCTGTTTCTTTTGTTCGAGCTTCGAGTTGTTGCTTTAAAAGCTGGTCTGCAAGACTTCGTACCTCGTGAACCTCGTTTGCTTGACGACCGATGAGCTTTTCAGCTTCTTGGTGCATCTTTGCAATTTCTGCTGCAGATTTACCTCGATACTTCTCAGGTAATTCTTCCTCTGTTGGTTCTTTTACTTTGCCAACCTCTTCAGTAGTATCTGCCGATGTAGAGTCAGGTACTGGAGTTGTAACATCTTGTACTACTTCTTGCTCATTGCTTTCAAACAGTTCTTCTTCTTGAATAAATGTTGCTGCCATTTAAAGTCTCCTGTCACCGAATCAAGTGATTTTAGGATTAATAATCTGAGGCTTTATTTCCCAATAAAGGTATCTCAGGCGTTTTGCTTTGCTTCTTGCTTCTGTTTGTCTTCGTGCCTTTTCGCCCATCTATCGTAGGCAGACACAAAAACAGGGTCAGTGCCATCTAAACTAATTCGTATAGGCGAAATAATTCGGTTAGCATCTAAACCACATTCACAGAGAATTGTTGTTTCATCTCCAACAAACTTCTCTGTAATATGTCCTTCTGAGCATTTAAAGTCGTATAACTTCCTACTCATTCGCCGTGTCTCCCGACAAGAGCTGTTCGTAGGATTGCTCTGAAACATTTTTTAAGCTGATTAACCACTGGAGAATGTCCAGTTGTCCACGCTTTAGTTGTAAATCAGTCTCGTTCTGGATTGGTAGCACTTGATTTAAGGAATTGAACATATTCTGTGCATCTTCCATTAAATCTAACCAACCTTGAGTCGCCATCATTGCAAAGCGACTCTCATAGTATTCTTGTAGTTTCTTGTCTATCATTCTTTGTCCTTGTTGGAGAATGTATGT